CCCGTTGCCCCTGTAGCACCAGCTAAACCTGTGGCACCAGTAGCTCCCGTTGGACCAAGCTGAGTATAAGTGACTTGAGTTATACCGCAGATAGCAGATGGAGCGTCTGGTATACCACCTGTAGCAACAACAGCTTGCAATGACACATCAGTAGACTCAGACTGCCAGTAAATCTCAACGTAATCGTTTGCAGCAACAGATGTACCCACAAACGTTATAGTAACTGGAATCTCCGACGGCTCACCAGAACTCTTTCTGGGCTCAGACGTTACGTGAACAGCTGAGTTGGCGTAGTTACTCCCATTCAGTTTAATCCAGAACTCGCTCTCGTATACGGCATTTGCCGCATTTGTAACCTGAGCTACACAGGTGAGGGTGTATGTCCCGGGATTCGCAATAACTATGCGAGAGTTGCTCTGAATGGATATTCCGTTGACGGTGTACTGATTATCAAATGTTACAGCCTGAGGTGTATTTATAGTGGCTATAGTTTGACTTGTTGAGCTGTAGAAAGACCCGTAGTAACCTATTGTTCCTCCTGCACCTGTAGCTCCTATCGCCCCTGTCGCACCTGTAGCTCCTGTAGGCCCTTGAGCACCAGTCTGACCTGTTGCTCCTGTAGCCCCTGTAGGCCCAACCACAGTAGAATCAGCACCTGTAGCCCCTGTAGCCCCTGTAGCACCCGTAGCACCCGTGACTCCTGCCAATCCCTGAGGACCCTGAGCCCCCGTCTCACCTGTCGCTCCTGTCGCTCCTGTAGCACCCGCGACTCCAGTCAAACCGGTTGCTCCTGTAGCCCCAGTTACGCCCGTTGCTCCCGTGGGTCCAGCTACGGTAGAAGTCGCTCCAGTGGCCCCTGTTGCTCCTGCGGCGCCAGTGGGGCCAATGTCACCAGTTCTACTAAAGTCTATTGAGTAGCGAGCTCCATCCGTTAATGTGGTAGTTCCGGCAACGACGAATGATGCGGGGAAGTGAATATAACCGCTATAACTTGTAGCGTTGCCCGTAATCGTGAACTGACAGAACTCTACACCTGTGCTTGAGTTTCTTATAGTTACTATTCCCTTGGTAGATGCGGTACTGTCGTCAAATGTAAGTATAGCATTAGCCACAACATACGGCGTGTCGCTTGCGTCAAACGTGCTAAAAGATATTCCATCGGCAGAGCTAAATGTAGACGGGTCTGTCCTCGTTATAGCGAAGCCGAATAAGCCCGGACTAGTTGATGCGGACGTTACGCCAGACGCATACCTAAAAAGCAACCCATTGATTATACCTGTAGCTCCTGTAGCCCCTGTAGCCCCAGTTGACCCTGTAATTGAAGAACCAGTTAATCCTGTAGCCCCAGTCGCTCCTGTTGGGCCCGCTACAGTGGATGTAGCTCCCGTAGCTCCCGTGGCCCCTGTTGCTCCGGTTGCCCCGGTTGGGCCCGTAGGTCCAACTACCGTGGAATCTGCGCCTGTAGCTCCTGTTGCTCCTGTGGCTCCAGTAAACCCGATGGGGCCAGTTTCTCCTTGTATACCCTGTATCCCTTGTATGCCCTGCGCTCCAGTGGGACCAACCTCTCCCTGTATACCCTGAATACCCTGAGGTCCAGTAGGACCAGTAACGGTAGAATCAGCTCCTGTGGCACCAGTAGGTCCAGTAGGTCCCGTGGGACCTGTGTCCCCAGAGACAGCAGGAATCATAGCCTCTATAATAGAAGGAGGCGGCGTAACTATCTCTATGGGATTTGGGTCTGGAGGAGTGACTTCTACAATCATGTTACTTAATAAGCAAAGTTACAAATCAACGTCATCTCCAAACCATCCAAGTGATTGCATGTACGCCTCGTCCCTAACCGTGACCGTGCTTGGCACGATGTGCCGGAACGGAAACGCCTTGCTGGAAAATATCACCTGCATCAGCGTCATGCGCTCCGCGTCGGTGATTTCGGGAAAGAGCGACACCAGCCGCTCCAACGTGACCAGCGGATGCACCGGGATGACGTAGTCCAAATCCACCTGCAACGCTGCCCTGCCGTCGGTCGGGTGGTGGATGACACCGAACACCGTGCCGTTGGCTTGGTCGGGCGTTTGGAATTGCAGCGGAATCGTGATGCAGTACAACTCGCGCGTGATGAACTGCGCGCGCTGCGGGCTGCTTAAAATCCCTTCGGGGCGGACGATGATGTACGATGCCATTAGTAAATGTTCCAATAATCGTTCATATGCGTTTCAATAGCAGCGCGGTTGCTCGCTTGGCTTGAAGGCCAAACGACGAACTCGGTAAGCGACGTGATGTTGTTTTGTTGGTTCCGAATGTAACTATTGCCAACAGTTCCAAACGTCCAACTATTTGAACCGATGTTGCCGCTAATAACAGACGCGCCGTTGGAGTGTAAAGTTGAAGACGCTCCGTTGTGAATTGCGGCAATCACTTTGTTGCCAGCTGTAAGGCGTGGCGTCGCAGTCACTTCTGTGCCGCTGAAAAGGCCTGTCGTGTTTGTCGGCGATATTGCATTTAGGTATGTGACTGCCCTATTGCTTGCCCCAGTTCCGTCATACAAATACGGCTGCGTATTATTGCTCGTTGCCGCGCCAAAATCTGCAACCGCAAAAACGCTAAACGGCTGCGAAATCGTGAGGCTGCTAAATACCAATGCGTTTAGCGTTCCAGCCGTTTGCGACAACTTGCCCAAGTATCCCGTGCTGCTGTCATAAATTTTGAATTGCCGCGAAGTCGTCGTCTGCACCAAATTGCGGGCGTTGCCGCCTTGGTCGTACCAAGTCCGAATGAACCCATTTGTCCCGGTGCAAAAGGTCGTCAGCGCGCTGGTGTCAAGGTCGCCGTTGCCGTCGAACCCGATGTCTTGTTCCGTGTTGTCCGATGCCCGGCGCACGCGAATTGCGCTGCCAGTGTAATTGCCGTCGCCGATTAAACGCAGTGAAAACCCTGCCGTTGCGCCCGAATAGGTGGCAAGCAGCGTGGTCGGTAGTGGCACATCCTCCCAACTAATCGCCAGCGTGAATGGCGGCTTGCCGTACGTCTGCCCGTCCAAATACTCCTGCCATTTGGTCGCGGTCGAAGCGTAGGCGGTGTCATCAGCGAAGGTGTGCAGCAGCGTCCACGTGTCCACGTCGGTGGCTTCGAAGGCTTCCGCCTTGTACCAAATTTTCCGCACGATTTTGTTGCCGGCGGACGGGGTGTTGGATTGGATGTTGAACGACTCGCCGTTGCCCTCTGCCGTGCAGGTGAAGTAGCGTTCCACCGTGACGCCCGTGGCGTCAGCAAGGGCGCGGTTGGTGGCCGCTTCTAAATTAAACCTACCTAAATACTTGTACTCCCACACATAGTCGTAGTCGTTGGTAGAAGCCTTGGTTAAAACCTGCCCCGTTAATCCACCCGGCTCTCCGCCGGAACCTGTAGCGCCCGTGGCACCCGTAGCTCCCGCAGGGCCAACTGCACCAGACACAGCAGGAAGTAATACCTCTACTGTAGTATTACCAAGCTCATCGGTAATTGTGAGGGCCATTACACCTGAGTTATGTCGTCGTTAACCACGAAGGAGCCTCTCACAATAGTTTTGTACACGCCAGATGAGACAGACTGGATATCGTATATATACCTCCCGGGGTTTATCTGCTTCATAACGTTATTGTTAGCGATAATAGTTACGTTACCATTGTCGTCAACTGTAATGTCCTCAAACGAAAGGTTTGTCTCTGGGCGACCATCTTTGCTCACAACCTCTTTAGCGTCTGGGGTGCTGAGAATAACCTTGCCCTTAGCCGATGTGCCATTATCTTCAACCGAAATTACTTCATTAGGGTCTCTCACCTGCATCAAGAAGGTGTAACCCAAAGTAGCGAGCTGAATAGGGACACCATTGCTGTCCTTCATACGAAGTTGGAGCATGAACGTGTCACCACGCTTACATACGATATCCAGCTTGTCTGCTGTATCGAGGGAGATTCTACTTGCCATAACTATTACGTTCTCTTTCTTTGCTCAATAAGTCTGGACTGCTCCATAGCCTGCTTAGTTACACGCTCATCCTTTCGGTTCTCCTTAAACACCTCTATCTTCTCCTTGAACTCCTTGTCATCGGTCTTAAACCCAAGCATAGCCTGAGCCTTCAGCATCTCAACCTGCATACGGTTTTGATGTCTTAGCGTCTCCAACTGAGCCTCAAGCTCTGCCTGAAGCTGCATCTTCTGAGCCTCAATCTGAGCCTGCATCTGCATCTCCTGCATCTTGGCTTCAGAGGTAGCCTGAGCTGATTGCTGTTGAATCTGTGCCTGCATCTGAGAGTTCTGCATAGCCTGCTCCTGCATGGCCTTCATACGCTTCTTTCTTCTTGAGATAAGCAGCAGCTCCGCCTGATTGACATCCTTAAGGCCACGAATAGCTATAGCGTCCTCTATATCCAACTCTTTCTGCTGAAGGGACACCTGTATATTCTGCTCGAGATACATACGCTCCTCATCCTCCAACTCCTTAACAATGCGTACACCGAAGTTGTACATCGGGAGGTTGTTGAATGAAGACAAGACGGACATATTCTCCTTGCCAATAGCATTCTCATAGACGCGGTATATAACCGAATCCTGAGGCAGAATCTGCATACACTTGATGATGTCCTCGCACACAAGCTTGAACAGAATCATCGAGGCATTGGTGATGTCATACGTGGCGTTATTTGCAGCAGCAATGGCCTGCTCACGCACACCCACCAGAGCGTCAGACTTGGGGGTAGACGCATCCATAACCTCGTTGATACCCGTCACATCACGAATCATACGGAGGTAGTGGTTGTATATACCTATCAGCTCGTTGATGTTTCTGATGCTGTTCCCTATCTCCCTAATAGGCGGATTCTGGAATCCACCCTCTGGGTTCTTACTGCGGTAGTAGAAGACACCCGTCTGCTCGTAGATGTCGTGCAGCTCCAACGGCTCAAGCTCCCCGCCCTTACCCAGCTGAACATTCTCCAGTCCCTCGATGTCGATAATCAGTCCGTCGGGCTTAGCCTTGGCTATTGCCTGCTGTAACTTAAGGTGAGTAAGCTGAAGCATATCGGCGAAACCGATGCAGCTGTCAACCATACTCTTTGGCATCATATTGATGAAGTTCGTGGCTACGACAGAGTAGGACAGTCTGGCTCGTGTGATGTCGTGTACGTTCTTCGGGACATTCTTCATGCGACCGTAACCGAAGATATACTCCTCACAATCAAGTATATAGTTACCGCCATACACGGTCATCATCGTCATCATGTGAGGTGTGCGCTCGTACACACTCCCCGGCTTCTCTGCATACTCGAACCCCTTGTAGAAGAAGTTCTTGTTACCGTAACGGTTCTCCTTCTCCTCGAAGTATATGGTGTCTACAGACAGGAACTCGAACTCCAACACATCAACAGTATACTCATCGTACCCATAGATAGTCTTCTTGAGTCTGTCGTCGTACTTGTACTTGTTGATGCTATCTGCGTCGTTACCGCTCTTGCTTCTAACCTTGTACGCTATCTTCTTCAAGTCCTCCTCGGTGAGTTCACCGTTGGATACCCGACGAAGCTCGTCTATGGTCATACGCCTTACCTGACCCGCATACGAGATGTCTGCAAAGTTCGGGTCTTCTGTGTAACTGTGAACAAACCGAGCTGGGTCCACATACTCTGTAGCGATACCGTAGTTTGGGTCGTTTCTACGCTTCGTCACTGCCATGCCTATAGAGGCCAAGTCATTGACGCACCGTCTGTATGTCCCGTCAGTGAAGTTGTTCCAAGACAGGGTCATCTGGGTACCTATCTGAGCAGCCACCTCTGCCGAGGTCTTTACGTTAACCCCCATAAAGATTTCAGCCTCCTCAAGCGTATCAGGCAAGTTCTCTGGGTCCTCGTCAAGCACGATACCAGCCTGCTTCTTCAGGGCGATAAGCTGCTCCTTGGCCGCAATTTGAAGCTCTATCCTCCGCTTGTACTCATTCTTCTCAGAGGAAGATATAGGGTCTATAGCCTCTACGTTAGGGTAGGGGGAGCGAGACAGAATCTTATTCACCACCACCCGGACAAACTTAGGTAGAACGGGTACCGGTGTAAAGTCCAAGTTCACCAAGCTCCCGTCATTGTTCCCCGGGTCGAGAGTGTTGAGTAGTTGCTTGTATATCGACGTGTCCTGAGTTCCGTTAGCGTAGTTTCTGCAACGCTCAAACATCTTGTTCCGGCGACTCAGAAGGGTGTCTGTGCTATTCAACCCAGCCCACTGAGCTTCTATAGCCTTAGCGTACTTTAGGCCGTAGTCCCTACTTTCTTTTACAGATGACTCTGCAAGAGGGTCTGGGAATCCGCCAGTGTTCCTTCTTTCGTTATTATACATTAGGGCTCAAGATACCTGTGAGTATCGTGCAAATATAAGGAAATCAGCCGATGGGCTTGAACCGCCTAATGAATGTCTTGTCACTAATAGTGGATACCTGACGCTCCTTGCCCTTCTGAGCTGCAAGTAGAGCGAGACCAGAACTGATGGTAAGGTCATACTTGGTACGCTTGTCTATCCTAAACCCTATCCAGTCCTCTAACGTCTTGTCAAAGTACATCTTACCCATCTCACCTGTGTCATAGTTAACCCCTACGTGGTGGTGTATGTACGACTCTATCGCCTGCGCGTGTGCATGGATGATGTCCTGAGAGTTTGACGGCACACCCTTGGTCTTTGATGACTGAGCCGCCCCAGATATCCTCAAATGCTCAGGCCTATCCAAGATGTACCCATCATATCCCCTCTGTTCGAAATACCTGACTATTCCGTACTTGTTGTTCTCGATGAGTAGTGGGTATCCGTAGAAGACAGCGCACATAAGTACATCCTCGTAGAAAATCTTAGCCATGTCCGGACGAGAGGCATATTCCACGACAAACATATTCGACGGCCTGTTCATAGATGTCTTGTTGTACATATGCAGTGCGCCTTTTGAGCCCCTGCCGTCAACTGTAGCATCGATGTCATACGAGTCAACACCCCCTACTCCGTAATCAGAGAATGGGGCTACACGCTTACCCCTGCTCTCTGTGAGCACATTTCTCTCCTCTGGTGGAGGCATCCAAGAGACCCTAAACCGCCCGTTTATGTCTGGGGAGAACCTCACCTCTTTGTCCTTCTCGTGCCATATGAAGTTGCCCTGTACTACAGGGTGTGGGTACATCTCCTGATTGTACTCTATCTGCTCGTATATCTTACCTATGTTGAACAGGCTGCCAGACACGCTATCCCTAAACGCCTCATCCTCAGTGAATGGAAACTGTCTTATCACCTCGTTCATTTCAGAAGAGTCGTGCCTATGACTATCTCGTTCGTTCTTGAGGTACTCCTTAGCCCCCATGCTGGTCATGTTCCCGTCCATCGTCTTTATAGGAGACTCAGGCGTCTCTACGATAGGATTGCCATACACATCAAAGAACCCCTCCAAGGCTTCATAAGCCGGGACAAAGATTCTGTACAGTCCGGATGAGGTTCGTCCGTTAGCATTCCTATTGAGCGGGTCACTCTCCTCCCACAGCTTCTTATACTCATCTCCACCCTTGCTCATGGGGTTCACCGTACTCCCCACCATAGCCTTACCCACCACGTTTTTACCCACAATGAGACAGGTACGCTGAATCCTCCACGCCTCCTTGATGTCTGCCGGGTCCTCCCACTTACCAGCCTCATCGATGTACAGCCAGTGCAGCTTCTCCCCGTCATATGCGTTGTTGGTGGTATTCTTCCAGTTCACTACAGTGTTCAAGGCCTCACCTACATAGGAGTTCTTGTTCTTCTTGGTGATTCGCTTGGATGGCTCACGAAACGCCAACTCCATACGAGGATTGGTGGTACCATCCTGAATGGGCTTGAAGAAGAATGGGTAGTTCTGAAAGATGGGGACTACCTTCTTCATGAAGATATTCTCCTGAGCATCCTTACCCGTCTTCGACTGTATACCAACCAGCTTATCCTTCACCTGCGTAGACTCATCCACTATATTTGATGAGCACATAATCGTATACCCAGAACGACGACACTTGGTGTACAGTTGGCCCAGACACCTCTCATCGGCCTCACAGGCTGCCAGATGCAGATATATCTGCTGCTGGAACTTCAAAAATCCCGGGTAACCTACATCCACCTTAGACCACTGAAGGAACATATAGTGCCTACCCGTGATGTACGTCGCCTCCCCATTATTAAAAAACCACAGCCCCTCTCTTCTACGCTTAAACTCCTGCTCTATGTACGGAGAGAAAGCTTCTCTGAACTCCTTTGGTTTGTCCATCCAGTCATCCATAGACCTGACAGACGTAAGTTCTCGCGGAACGGGTTGACGCACCCATCTCTGCTCAGACTTAGGAAGGTCATGAAACAAGATATGACCCCTCCTCGGCTTCTCAGGCATGGCTATGAGAAGTCCATGAAGCTCTATGACCTCTCCTGTCGTTCCATTGGGGTCAATCTTTATGGCGGGCTCCTTGTGACCCTCTACAGGCGCCAGTGCAGACATTAAAACTGAACGTGTACACAGCCCTCACAGCACGGACTGCTGCCCGGGAATACCGGACCGTTACTGATTCTGTCGTTTCTCTCCATGACTCGTCTGTGACGAGCTACGCTGGCTGATGGTGAGCACGACGCTAAAGCCACGCACGCTACGAATGCAACAACAATGAACTTCTTCATGACTAAATTTTATTGGTTGTTGTACAAGACGCTTGAGATGACAGGAAGTTGCCTCATAAAGATAGATTTTATTTCCTTAGCCAGCAACTGCATCTCCAACTGAGCGTGCTCATCATCCCTCACAGAGAAGAAGTGTATCCAAGAGCGAACGCTTCCACTCATGTGCATCTTAGTCTTGGTGCACATAGGCAGAATCATACGTGCCGTTTCTCTGGACACACCCTCCTTTAGCAGTAGGTCATACAAGTAGCTGGTGTGCTTTAAGTGCTCCTCCACAAGTTCATACAGGTAGTCCTGTTGCCAGCCTATCTCGTCCGTAGAAGACTGACGATTGTTATTGGACTGCCTCCTCAGCTGAATCTTCTCGAACACCTCGTCATCAACCTTATAGACGTTCTGATACCTCTGACTAAACTCTTGAAACGTAAAACTCCTATGTCTAAGGAGCTGTATAGCAATAGCCTTGCTGGTCTCTATCTCAAAAGTGAGGAATGCGTGCTCAAACGGAGACCAGTGGCCGTGCTCTATGAGGTACCTCAGTAAGCCCTCGTAATCCTCCTTCTTATCGCTACGAGAGCTGCTAACACGCGCAACCTCGACCATGTGCCTCTCAGCATCCGGTGTGATGTTTAGTATACTGACTTTCATGTAAATTCTATTGTACCCCCGACAGGGCTCGAACCTGTGACCCACAGCTTAGAAGGCTGTTGCTCTATCCGACTGAGCTACGAGGGCGTTTGCGCGACGGGTAGGACTCGAACCTACAACCTCTGGTTTTGGAGACCAGCGCTCTACCAATTGAGCTACCGAAGCAAATGAGGGTAGGCATTTGCAACTACCTACCCCCGTAAGGACTCACCCCGGGACGCTGTTCTTATGGGTAGCGTGATGAGTACTGTTTGAGCTTCTGAAAGGAGTCGAACCCTCAACCTGCTGAGTACAAATCAGCTGCTCTACCAATTGAGCTACAGAAGCAACATTCACACCCGTTGGCGTGGTAGGGACGGCAGGGCTTGAACCTGCGACCTTGATGATATAAGCATCCTGCTCTAACCAACTGAGCTACGTCCCCAGTTAGAAGCACCTTTCCGACGTAGAGGTGCAGAACGCCTTAAAAAGTTACGGGTGTGAAGTTAGAGTCTCTATTGTCCCATATGGAGTTCCACTTATGGAGAACCTTGAGCAGCATCGCCCACTCCTCCTCAGTGACTTCACCTTCAGGAAACCTTACCTCGTTCTTTAGCCAAACAGAGAACTCCTGTACACCAAGCAGAGTAGACTTTGCATGGCAGGCAGCTTGGAACTCAGCGGTATCCTTAGGTAACTCAAACCTCAGCGTTCCCTCCATTGCCGGACTTAATGCGGCTTGGGATGATGGCATTGAGAACCGAGTCCACCAACCCAAACACCTTGTTATCCTTCTCTGTGGGGGTGATGTTGATGATGACCTTAGCCAGAACCATCAGAGCCACGAGAATCTCAGTGAGGTTTGAACCTGTCAGCCAGCTTGAAGAGCCAGAAGCCGCAGCGGTCTCTTTGATGACAAATGTGGTGTCGATTACCACTCTTGAGGTCTCAGCAAATGCATTGAGACTGTCTACTACTACAAGTGAATCCATCATGTCGCTTATTTACTTGCCCTTAATTTAGGACGGTTGTTTGCCCTGTTTTTCGATGCGCTAATATATCCAGAAATCTTTCCGTTTGAATCATGGGCGGCATCTTTTCCGTCACCATTCCCGTATGTACCCTTTCTGCGATTATATCTATTCAGCTCTACGCGGTACTTCTTTGCGGCGTCAGAGCTACCGTATTTACGGTACTCCTCCTTGTAGTCTCGCTTCTTCGCTCGCATAGAGCAAAGATATATATTAACTCATAAGCAAAGATGCAGCAGCGTTTCTGTCGTTCTTCATGTCAGTCATGGCTATCCAGTTGTTGATGTCCATTCGAATCACCGGGTGCATCTCAGATAGATTCGACGTAGTAGACATCTCTGTATGAAGATTCACCGTTAAACTATGAACGCTCTTGGACGTTAAATGTAACCAATTGTCACCAAACCACACCTTAAGATAAGACGGGATGGGCTTGTATTTGCTCTTTTTAACAAACATGAGCACACCCCAGCCATTACCTATGTGATTACCCTCCGTGAGCTCCATCTTAACAGGCTCTGGATTGTTTATACCCTTTGGATGAACGCCGACGCAGTCGTATATGCTCTCTAACATAAAGTTGAGGGTCTCTTCAACAGGGAACGAGATGTCATCGTTGGATATGATGACGTCCTCACATGAAGACACGGCCACACCTAAGTTCCAAGACGGGTTGACGTATATGTTTCTCCCTGAATGGATTACGTTTAGTTTCTCTATGTGAGAGTAGTCAGGGGCGGAGGATGGGTCGTTGTCTATAAGCAGAATCTCATTAACGGCATCGCACTTATCATAAGCCTCGAGCAAGCTAATCGTTCTGTCAGAGCGCCACATGGTGGGAATGACTACACTATACATTACAAAAGCATTTCGTAATTATTAGGAAGGGCTTCTGGGTCCAACTCGACAAGACTGTATGATATTTCGCTCCTATGAAATAAGTCCCTGCCATCCCTTATAGCGTTGCTTATATTCTCATCGCTGGTATATAGGTCTGTATTGTACTCTTGGTGAGAGAAATTGGATATCTTGTTTTTTATGAAGTCTACACCTCCAAAATAAGAGAAGTGCCACCCGCATTTAACATAGTATTCCGGAGAGTTGAACCTAACTTTTTCAGCACCGCCGAGCGTTTTGAAGATGCCGTAAGTGCACGATTTGGCATGAAACCAAAGGTTGTCAGCAAGCGTATTAAGATTGTAGTAATACATATCTTGAGCAAAACCTAAGGTGGTGTCATTAAACTTAAACACTTTAAGTAGCGGAAGTGCAGATACGTCCGGTACTTCATCGCAGTCGGATATTAAAATCACATCGTCGTCAGATGGAGAGATAACGTCTAATCCTCTGGATATACAGTTGCGCTGAAATCGCTCTCTAACCCAAGGGTCATCTCCATCCGTCATATCAGTGACACTAACGTATATGACCTTATCTAAAAATGGCTCAAGTTCAGATGATATAAGCGGAAAGTTCATCTCCTTGTCCGCCCCAGAATAAGTCTTGTTGGCCTCAACAATAACAAACCAATCCACGTGGTCATAGAGTTCAGTCAGCCTAAACTTAAGCATATTGAACTCGTTATAAAACGTAAAGCAGTCAATTATCTTTTTGCTCATTTTTATTCTTATTTATAGCCTCTTCGTAGAAGGCGAAGTTATTCCTTAAGCGCTCCTGCTCCTCTGCTGGAACCTCTTTGAAGTGCTCTGACTCCATAAACGTCTTCGCATTGTCATATGCCAGCTGGTACTGACCAACATAGTATGCCGACATACAATACTCATCTACAAACAGCCACTTCTTGATGGGCACATTCACAAAAAGTACATCTCCCTCTCTGGCATTCTGCGCCGCCATGTTCCCATACGTGAAAGCCAAAACATATCGCTTGTTCATCCTCAAGTACCGCATGAGGTAGTAGACAGCCTCGAGTCTGTGCGGGCGGAATTCCCACGCTCTGGAGTACGCATAAAACACATCCTCCTCCTTTCTACCCACTTGGTCCATGAGTAGAGCCACGTGGTACAACGAGATGTACACCTCCTCGTCCCACCCACCCATAGCCGCACGCTTCTTGTATGCCTCTATAGCCTTGTTTGTTTGGCTTGAGTCCCTATAAGACTGAGCCAGATAGAACTGGTATCTTGGATTTCCCGGCTCATCTTTGAGCGCCTTCTCAAGAATCTTTGCGTCTTTAGCGTACTTCTCCTTAACCGACTTAGCCCTCTTTAGAGGTGAGATGTTTGCCATGATGTGACAATCATTGAGATTGCCACCAGATTTGGGGGTATTGTCTGGAAGTGCGGGATACTCATGGAGAACACCCTCAAATCTCCAGTCCAAGTCAGACTTAAACAAGAAGAAGCGGTAATACTCTATGTCGGCGAACTTCAACTTAATGCTGTACCCGGCGTCACTATCCAGTACACTAAATGGGTTCTTCCCTTCGTCTACCACGAGGTAGTCGTCGGCGTCCATCATAAAGCGGTAGTCGCATACATCCTTAGCCAAGTTAAGGGCCTCGGTGCGGTTGTGAGCGAAATTCACCCAAGGGCGCTCATAAAGCGTTCCGGGGATACCGTGCTTCCCCATCACCTCGTGAATCTTCTCTATGGTCTTGTCCTTCGACCCAGTGTCTACAATGACCCAACTGTCAATATACGGGGCAACGCTATCGATACATCTCTCGATAGAGTCCTCCTCGTCCTTGACAATCATGTTAAGGCATACCGTCTTTTTCATCAACTCAAGTATTTTTCATTAAACCTATTCATAACAAGCTCAGGGCTAAATTCATCTACTATACTCTTGAATGTTCCCGGTTTATAATCAAACGACATATTTGAAATCAATCTAAAGAAGTCATCTACGTCTGAGTACATCAATCCGGTATGCTCAAGCATAACCCTATGATTCTGGTCATTACCACCGGTCCAAGATATAACTGGCTTATCAAAAAACAAAAACTCGCTAACGGCCAATCCAAAAGACTCGCCCATTGCTCTTGCATGAATCATGGCATTGCAAGTGTTAATGAACTTAACTTTTCTGCTTAAGTCATATGAAGCGCTCAGATGTATTACATTAGGAAGGCTGGGACAAAACCTACTGGTATTCATAAACAAGAAGTAAGTATCAGGATTTTCTACAGCGAACTTGTATACCGCGTAGTGAACAAACGGTATGTTAAATTCAGTTTCGCCTCCGTGCCTACCAAATACAATGGCATCAGGGGGTATACCAAGTTCTTGTCTGAGATTCCCGTCTACATACGGCAAATTAACTATATACGGTATGTAGTCATCTGGAACACCGTTCTGTTCGGCCAGCCATTTAGATATGTACATATACCTATCTCCATGCGGCTCATTAACATTAAAAACAGAGTACACAAGGTTTTTAACGCCACCTAACACAAAGTCGGTTTCGCCTGAACGGCACAAATAGATGAAACCTATGCCTTTTGTATGACAAAAATCCTCTAATTCAGTCAAGTTTTTGTAGAGGAACACCTCAAACCTGTCTTCAAACTTTTTTAAGCAGAACAGGTCTGAGTCAATCCTTGAGGCTATGTAAGATTTATTCCCTAATACAGATTCGTTTGCCTCAGCGTGGTCAAACATAGCTACCTCAGTGCCCCTTACACCAAGTTGGTTAGAGTGAAATAAAACTTTCTTCATTTGCTAAACCTTTCTGCGAACCCCGGCTGGTACTCCTTCTGCTCGCTAAGTATTCCGTGGGACGAAGATAGCTCTCTCTTCATCTCCGCCAACTCTTGATACCGTTTAATCATCTCTTGACAGTCCAAGGCTGTCTGCTTTACGGACTGCAACTCAGCCTTTCTGGCGCTACCCGTCACCTCCGAGTCCACTGGCTTACGGACCTCCTCAATCATGTTGTCTATGGCGTCCGCCATACTATCCATCAGCCGTGTTATCGCGTCGAGGCTGTCAAATGGCTTCTTCTTCGACATACAGCAGGTCCTCTACTCGCGTGCGGTAAAACTCCTCCCCGTCAATCTTAAACCTGTAGTCGTGGTTCTTTCGTATCCCCACCACATCCCCCACCTTCAGCCCCAAGGCTACCGTCTCATCGCTATCGAAAGCCACAACCCCCTTCCTTACTGGCTCCTCTGTGAGCTTCACCACCTCTATTATCGTGGATACCGGCTCCTCCTTAACCTCAGCCTCTGACAGTATCGCCCACCCGTTGAGCGGGTGAAACTGTCCTGTCTCCTTGCTCTTGTACCCTATCGCCTGATTGTTCACAGCTATGGTGGGGTGGTAGGTGACGAGGTACTGGTCCTTATGGTCGTCCAGCGCCTGCCCATCGTTAATAACCACCAAGTGGTGAAAGTACAACGTATCCCCTACAGATACCGGGGTCTCGTACTTAAACGGCGTAGACACCACCTCTCCCTCATTCACCCTGTGCTCAAACTCGTTGAATCGGGTGTCCACAAACAGCTTCAGACCACTCTTCAGCGTCATCTCATCGTTCATGCGCTTGGGCACACGGACGATAAACTTGTCAAATGTCCTCATAATAAATTGATTGTAACTCAGAAGTTCAGGTCGTACTCCACGATGCACGGCATATCGTCCACCGTCTTCCACAGCACCTGCACCCCTGACGCCTCACTGACGTAGATGAGGTAGCGGCTCTTGGCTGTGTGGTGCATATGCTCATCGTCGAATACAATGGTGCTGACGGTATTTGCGCCAGCTGCCATACCTATGTGGTATGCCATAGCGTTCTTCGGGTCTCGCCCGATAACTATCTTTCTAATTAAGCCATCCATTAGTTTAAGGATATTGGATTTGAGGCAAATATAGCCCCTGTAGCCGATAGTTTATTCTTGGGGAGTTTCTCATATCGGCTGTAGTGCCCTATAGCCATCTCCATAATATCAGCTATATCTTCTGCTTCATCCACCTGAATCTGGAACACGGCACTTATATTTGTCCCTTCATCGTCCTCCCCTGTGTTTACTGCCACGCAGTTCACCATAAACACCTCATCCCTCAACCCCATATCATCCACGAGCTCATCGAGAGCCTCGAGTATCATCTTGGCTTGGGCGAGAAACGAACGCTTCAGAGCTTCCTCAAAAACCTTCTTATTCATGGAGTCTAAGTTAAAGAGAGAGTATATGTTTAGAGAGTTCCTCTATAAAGACATAAACGTCAAGAGAGAGAACATACTCAAGTATTATGGCCGCATAAGGCAACAGGTGGCCGATGAGAACAAAGTCACCGGTGCCCAACTGGACTTTATGGTGTGGGCGTATGACTTGGTGTTCTTTACACGTGTCCATGCGAGTAAAGATACGGGTATTAACGACAGAAATATGTACGCCCGCCTCCTATACCCACTGTTAAAGAAGGACCTCATATACCACCACTTCCACCGGTTCGAGACCTACAAGACCTTCGAGGCCGCCAGATTCCGCGAGGACGGTGGGCACAAGTACAGGGTCCGTTTCGCCCTCAGCAAGCGTGGGGTGATGGCTGTGGAGCGCTTCTACTTCCTCTTGGGGAACAGGGTGTAGACTGTCTTATTGCCTACTTTCTCAGCACGAAGCACCTCCCCTCTGTTTGCTGTGGGGGAGTAGGAGATGTGCACCCAGTCCGGGGAGTCGTCATCACCGAACTCCCAAATCAGTTGGTTGAAGGTGAGGTTGTCCCTTACGAACTCAAATATCTGCTTGTTGGTCACCCCTCCGTGGATATCCGCGTCGAGGTCGAGTGCCCTCCCCATCATGTGCTCCGAGCGCTTGGCCCCACCTATGGCCTTGTTCAAGGCTGGGGAGCGGTAGCCAGAGGTGACGGCTATGGGGACCTTGAAGTGTTCGCGCACAGGCTGGAACACCTTCTCTGCCACCAGCTTCAGACTCTCAAGTTCCTCCTTACCGGGGGTATTGCTAATACCTAACCTACTGGCTGTCTGAGACTTAGTGACTTCTGCGAGCGTCAAGTTCTTGCTTATGTTCATGGATGAAAAAAATTTTCGACTAAAATAGCATACACACACAATAATTTACGAAATTCTGCGTTATAGAGTCAAACACCACACACATGAAGAAGTTCCTTGTAGCCGTCTCCCTCATCTCAGCAACCCACGTTCAAGCTCAGATGAAATTTGAAATCTGTGTAAACCTGCCTCACAACCCTTGGCACTCGTCCGTATACAACGACTCGCTTGTATGGGAAGTGTGGGTGGACAACGGTCGATATGACTGGAAGTCTTTTGAAGAGAGAGCTGTGCGGTGCGGTATCGACGACGCCTTCATCCAAGCATCTAAGGACTCATTGCGTCATGTGGCTGCACCGTCAGATGGCACCTTCTACGGAGTCTTCTTGTTGGACGGGCTTGGCATCTACCATTTCGAGTTGCGTAACAAGTTCACAGGCAAGCTCCTCGCATACCAAATGGCCAACTTGAACAAGTTCTGCTTTTCGGATGGAAAAACGGTCTACCTGTTTGCTACCGCCAACCTTATGGGTACTTCTCAGAAAGTGTACAGCCCCACAACGAAAAACGAGCTCAGCGGCAAGTACCGCGTCGGGTGGCACTAATTACATCTGAACCTTGAATCGCTCGTTCTTACCCATAGAGCTTCTCAACGCATTCAAGAGCGGGCTGTACCTTACGTCGTACATCTTGTCGCCCTGATTGTTGTATCCCCTGTGTACAGCTCTGAATGGGTTTACGTTGTCTGTTGAGCGAGCAGCTTGAGCCCTAAGACCCTCTACGTCAACACCAGTTGGCCTTTTAGGCTTGCCGCCTTTCTCATAATTACGCGACTGCTGTCTTCTGAGCAGTTCCTCCATAGCTCTGGCTTTGGCGTCACTGGCCCGATTTTGCATCCTGTTCTCAAACTGTTCTTTCGCTTGGTTGATGAAGAACTGATTGTCTATGCCTTCATAGGTGGCCCCTCTGTCTTGACTTCCTTCTCTGGCCATAAACTCTGAGATGAATTGACGAGACTCTGGTGTGTCTTGGGTGATGTCTATACCCATCCTTTCAGACGCCATAATAGCGTTTGGTATGGCGCCCTCAGGAAGCGTCTCACCACCAAGTCCTGTAACAACTACAGGCAACTCACCAAAAGACCTAAACCCAGCAGCGGTGACGGGTCTATTTGCGTCGTACATACGAGTTGTTGGACGTGACTCCTCACCGAACTGTATGGCGCCATGCCAGTCCCCAATGTATCTGTCCGTCATAAGCTGTCTTGCTGCTGCAAGCCGAGCATCTGGGTCCATGTCCCTAAGGAACTGGAAGTTCTCAGCCCCAGAGTTTACGAGTTCGTCAAGGACAGATAGCGCTTGAGCCGGTTCTCTATCTAACGCTTCATTTACCATTCTTGTCCAAGCATTGTACTGGCTATCCAAGCTGCCATCTCCACTGAGATATCTTTTCCCGAAGGGTGTCTGACGCAACATCTGCTGCTCTTCAGGAGGCAAGTCATCCAACCTCCCAGACTTAGGGAGGGAGATGTTGTATGCATCTATCTTGTCTGGGGATACAGCTTGAATCATACCATCATTCCCCAATGGGAAGCCAGTAGAGATGGTTCTTACCGTCTCTTGGTATGGTCCGGTGACTCCACCACCCTGCTGGTACATTCTACCACCTTTCATGTAACTCTTAATCGTTCTCATATGTTTGTTATGCTGTTGCTAAAAATACTTCTGTCAGGCAGGCAGCCCCTGTAGCCCCTGCTTTTATGGACTTGAGGTTGGCAAAACTGAAGGCTTGGTCCACCCCTGTCCCTGCGTACACATCCTTATTCGTCAGTACAAAGGACTCACCGTTATCCAACGTAAAGACAGCCTCGCTATTAGCCGTCTGAACCTTCAGGTACAGGGAGGCTGTTACGTCGTCTGAAGAGGAGTTGGTGACCCTCAGGTACTTGAAGCTGGCGGGGATAACCGTGGACCCACCCCCAAGCGTATCTGTAGTCATGAGTGTCGTATACCCCAATCCACTCAGAGGTACACTGATGAGCCTGTGCAGCACCTCGTTCACCCCAGTAACCGTCAGTATACTCGTGGAGCCTCTCTGAGCCCCATTGATGAATACGTCCTCCGTAATCGTTGTTGTGAGTACAGCCATTATTGCTTGCCCTTTGACTTCAGGTAGGCCTCATAGTCAGCCACCAACAGTTTATTGTCATTCAACTTCCCACGAATTATAGGTCCGTACTCAGATGGCTTGCGCGGTGCCCTTGTAGCGAACAGAATCAAATCATCGTCGCTGTACCTCTTCTTCTTTGACTTTGGTGGGTCAGTCTGTTGTCTTACTGCTTTCATGTTACTTCTCTCCCCTCCTTGCTTTCGATGCCTCTATAGCAGCCAGCTGTCGGGAGGCCTTCTCTCGACTCTCGTGGGTGCCCAAGAGCTTCCCAGCCCTCGACCGCACCTGCCACTGACCCTTGCTCTTGATAATCATCTGTAGGAGGTATGGGCAAATATACAACAGATTCATCACCCCCTCCCTTTACCCCAGTAACCCTTCCCCGTAACTATGCTTTTTTTTGGGTACACTACGCCCACTTCACAACTGAGTTACCATCGCTTCTACTCCCATCTGAGTAGCACCGCGAAAGGGGCCCGTAGGTAAGCCCCGAAGCTAAGGTGCTGTCTTGCTCAGTAGCATGGCGAAGTTACAACTTTTTTCGTCAAAAGTCAAGTGCTTCTGTAAAAATCTTACCCCTGCAAATCAACAGATTAACTCATACTGACCGTAACTTATGGGCGAATTAACAAATTTTGGGACGCAAAATACTTGCCAGAGACAAAAAACAGTCTCCCGCAACGCAAAGGGGGGAGTTATAGAGAGTGGAGTTATAGAGAGTGGAGTTATAGAGAGGTTGGGGATTGTATATAATCACGGACGTACCCGACACGCATCCGGAACGGACTTGGCGAACCCCGTGGGGTCTGAGGCAGGGCGATTTGGCCACAACATTCAGCGATTGGGCAGGGCCGGGGGGCCATTCACTATCATCATTCGCAATGGGGGTGCGAATGTCATAGTGCCATCCGCATCTCCATCCTTCGCAATGCGTATGCGAAAGTGAACCCCACCACCACACGTCATTCGCATGGGATTGCGAAAGTGGATGTATGCATATTGTGTTGTTAATTGTAAACCTTTGTATTGCAATACGTTCGGATGGTCTCCCCCCCATTTTCACCCTCAGAAAAAAAAATCTCCCCAGACACAATAATATTCCTCGTGCTGCGTTCGCGCGCGTTACGCGCGGGTGCCATGTCTGATTGGGGATGGCCATATGTTAACGGATGTTAATTCCCATGTGGACATACAATAAGGATGAGCAATGGCGTTATAGGTGCAGGAACGGGGCACACAGCACCGGGTCAAATAGAAACACAAACAAAAAACAAGATGAACAAGGTCACCTGCACTTACAAGCACCCCGGCTACTACAAGTACATCGTCCAATGTGGGGGCTCAACCTTCACAGCGAAACTCGAACATTCGGAATGCGGAAAGTGGTGGGGTTTAGTGGTGTACGATGCCAACGACGATACGGTCCATCACTACCCATTTGACAACAAAAGATGGGCACTTGACTACCTGACCAACGACTTCGCATACTAAACCGAAACAACCCGACGTTAAACAATCAAACAACAGAGTCATGAACAACAAAGAATTCATCCGCACCATCATCCTCGGCATCCAAGGAGCAGTCATCACCATCGCCATCGCATACGTTGTAGTTCACTTCATCTCCGCGCATCAGGATGCACAGCGGAAAGAGATTGAAAATATTTTCAAGGACGCACAATAACAGGAAACAGCACAGCGTTATAGTATCAAACAACAGCATCATGAAATTCATCGTCAGCACCACAGCAGGAGTCGTAGGCACATTCGATTGCGCCGGCACAGCAGCATCCTTTGTCCGCTATTCATGTGGCTATCTGCATCTTCGCAACGGCAGCGAACTAATGGAGATGGTGGAGATGTCTAATCGGGGAGGAAATTATCCCTATAGGCCCACAAAAAATATCACCATAGAATGGGAGGATGCACAATAACAGAGCAAGTACCGACGTTAAACAATCAAACAGCAGAAACATGAATCAGACGGCAAGCATTCAACCAGTTGCACAAATTGCAGGGTGTATTTTGTTCGATGTAACGACAAAGGATGGAACGCCATACATCGTCGATATCGTAGACCAAGACGTTGACTTCGCGTTGAACATCTACGACGATGACTTAGACCATCTGCACACAAGCATCCATGCGGACAAAGATTCAGCATTAAAACATCTCATCGCATTCAAATTCGCACAATAACTGAACAGCAACCGACGTTATAACATCAAACAACATAGCCATGAACAACATGAATTGGAGTGAAGCAGTTGACTACGCATTGCAGTCACTGAAGGATTACAATGGAGCGAGCGTGAAGGTAGCCTTTGACCCACTTTGGAAGTATGTAAAGAAAGAATTGGCTCCGGACATCCCAAGCGATTTGAAATACTTGGAGTCATCGGCCAAAGATGGGTACATGGTCAGCCTGAAGGGTAACTACGCAGGAGTGAAATTGCAAGAGAGCAGCAAGTTCATCTCACTCACTGACATGAAGAGCGATGTTGAAGGTCTGATGGCAGAGATGCATTCAAATATCATAAAGGTTTATTGGCACACCGAAGTGAATCTGTACATTGGATTGTGGATTGAGAAAGGGAAGGTCGTTGCAGATGTCAGCGTGAACGTTCCTGACCGAGAATCCGCCATCCTGCTGGGCCTTGCGAACAAGCAGCGAGCCATCTATGACTGCCGGATGCAGGAATGCATCTACCTTAAGTAAATGAGATTGTTAAACAAACTAAAAAACATTCGCCCATGAAACATTCTACGCAATGAGCACAAACCAACCGACGTTAAACACAAAACAACAGAGTTATGAATACAATTGAGAGATTCAACAAGGTCTTCCGAGTGAAGACGATTGCAGGGATGCTGGCACAGACCGACTACATCATCCTGTGTACATTCCATCAATTCATCATCGCGATGGATTTGGATGCAACATCAGATGACTACGCAGAGGAAATGCACGAAGTGATGGACGAGATTGGGTTTGCATTAGGTGGTTATGTCGCAGTCAATGAGTACGGAGATGTGTATGTCGAGCAGTTGTACACCCAAAGCATCGCAAACTAATGAGAGCAACAATTGAATTCTGGAACTTCGATGGGCGCAAGGTCTGCATCAAGAACAAGACCTTCACCGACGAGAAGCACATGGACAACTTCATTGCCTACATGGCGCGAACAAAGAAGTGGGTATGTGATGAAGTTTTTATCGAAGACGCACAATAAGCAGTCATCAAGCAACGTTAAACAATCAAACAACAGAACAATGGAATTGACAAGCAAAATCATTGCCTACGAGTCAGGCGAAGGAGATGCGAATGACGTATTGGAACTATTCTCGGGACTAATTCGTTCCGGTTTGGTTTGGTCACTGCAAGGTCACTACGGCAGGACAGCAACAATGCTTATTGAGAAAGGTTACCTGAATTACGAAGGAAAAATTTTGAAGCGAGTACAATAAGCAGTCATCAAGCAACGTTAAACAATCAAACAACAGCATCATGTACAGCACACAGCAGAAGCCGTTCAACTTTGTTGATTCAAAGCGAGCAACCCGCAGACAAGTATCCTTCACGCTTGACACGGAAGGTAGCAGGAATTGGGTATTGAACGTAGACGGAACCAAGTACGAAGTATGGAAGACCACATTGGTGGTCACCAACAGGAAGGGGTATGTCATCGATGTGCAACCATTCAAGTTCACATTGAATGCTCTTCGAGACACAGAGGATAAGATTTGGAAGGAAATTGCAGCAAAGAGAGAGGATGCACAATAATAGGACATCAATCAACGTTATAACATCAAACAACAGAGCCATGAAAATCTATGTAGAAGCCAAGAGCAAGAAGCAAGTCAACGAAATGCTTGCAAGCGGACAGCAAGTCAGTGGTTACAACCACAGCATCTTTGGTGGTGGAGGATACTACAACATCTCAGACCTTGCCGATGGGGATATCGTCGCCATCTATGAGAAGACCATCAATGGGAATCCTGTAGCAAAGTCATGGGGATGCTATGTAAAAAACAAGAACTTACTGAAATGAACTACGAAATTCAGCATCAACTCATCGAGTTGAGCAAGCAGGACGCAAGTCCATCAGCCCATCGTTGCGAACGTTGCAACCAAAAGATTGACCATGACAAGACCATCTGGCTTGAACTCTCAAACACCAGTGGAAACTATTATGAGACCTTGCCATACGGGCACGAATCACAAGGTTACTTCCCATTCGGCATCGTCTGCTCACACGTACAGATTCAAGAGACCTTCAGCCCTAACAAAATCCTCGATATCTCACCCGACTGCTCACAACAAAACTAATTAGCCATGTACTTTCAAATCGTAGACCAGCACAAGTTCGATACCACCACCAAGCGGGTGGAAGTCAGTGGGGACAGCGTCACTATCATCACTGCCGATGGCCATTACTACGAGTCATGGGGCGAGCATGGCGAGAACGACTACCTTGAATATGGGTTTGTCATCAAGTATGGCCCAGAAAATTCACCTCAGTAGGCAATAATCAGAAGTCATCAGACGTTAATCTATCAAACAACAACAGACATGAAGTTCGTAATGCCCAATCAAGAAGAGTTCATCTATCAGTCCATCATGGATGGTATGGACATGGTTATTGTAGCAGCAAGGGATGAGAGGCGAGAGTACGGGTTTGACCTGTATCTCCCATCTCCTCAGACAACCGGAACGTACACCCAACGTTCAACCTATGCAAGACTGGCGGCACAGAAGATGAATGACTTCGTGAAGCAGTCCCTTCGCCGCCTCATCATGGAGGATGCTCCGACGCAGAATGTAACTATCTACCAAACCAAAAGTATCTGACATGGAATTTCAAAGAGGACAGGAAGTGCTGGTGCGTGAACCCAGCAGTATGCTGTGGTGGAAACGAATCTACCTTGCATACGTCGAGGGATGCGAAGAACCCCACATTGTTGTACTTGGCAAGGACACAGACAAGTTCAAACGCGGAGGTAAGTTTCAGTGCATCAGTTACGCTGAAGCCAAGGAAGTAGACGGACACATAGGTCTCATCGGTACAAACGATGATTAGTTATCAACATTGCACAATAAAATGATGAAAGATGCGTTATACTTGTGAAACCTTAATTCAAAACAATGGATAGTTTGAAAGAAACCCAGAGAGAGAAGCGACTGCGAGAGTATTCTGAATTGACCGGAGTCGTTCTCGCTAAGATTATCGTTGTGACATTGGCAATGGTTGCCGCCAACAAATTTGGTCACGATGCAGTAGTAATTGCTCTCCTCGCCCTAATCTTGGGCAAGGGAGTTGGAAAGAACAAATAACGAGCAGTAACGCTGTTAGGCTGGCGCGGAATAAAAAGGGTTTGTATTAAGCCAGCAAACCAGAAACCCCGAAAGACCCGAACTCGTTATTTTAGTCAGGTGGCGGAATTGGTAGACGCAAAAAGATGTAATCAAAACCGACCTTTAAGGAGTGGTTGGCGTTAGTAAGGGGGCCACTCTGAGACAATGCATCATACAGGTTCGAATCCTGTCCTGACTACAATATGCTTAAAGATATAATTCAGTTCAAACAAACTAAACTATATGCAAAAGCGTATTAACCCCGACTTTGTGACACGAAACAGGGAAAATTGCCCCCACTCTGTGACACAGAGTCAACCCAAGAATTTACAAGTTAAATCAATAAATCAAGTTAAACAATGACAGAGTTCAAAACTGGAGACCGCGTAGAAGTGCGCGATTACGACAACACGGAATGGCTGCCAAGAATTTTTGTGGCGAAAGTGGACCTCCCGCACCCGTACGTTGTGCGCGAAGAAGGCAGGGACTGGGGGATAACATTCGCCCAATGCAGACACGAAATTGTTGATGACGCTGAAATGGCAAGACAAGAAAAAATCGCAGAACTCGAACAACAACTCGCACAACTCAAAAACAAATGAAAGACCAAATCAAAGAGGCGCTCGCGTGGGCGCTAATCGTCGCAGCGTTCGGCATGTCGCTGTGGTCACTAATCCCGGAAAGCGAACCAATGGAGCCGGGCGTGCTCGTGTACCCCTACCAAGGCCAGGACTACGTGGTGGCCTACGGCGCCCACGGCGTGGCCATCGTCCCCCACTGGCCTGTCGAGGTCGAAGTCATGGAGCCATGAAGCGGGACTACCTATCGGTGACTGCGCTCAAGCAGTTCGCCAAATCGCCCAACCACTACCTCGCATACGTCACCGACACGGGCCGCAAGCAATCGCCGGCGATGCAGTTGGGGGAGATGATACACTGCGCCATCCTCGAAC